ACGCGGGAAAATACAATTTAACGCTGGCTGAACAATTACGCTTAAAAACTGAAATTGCAGGATTGCAAACAGATAAAGCAGTATTAGCAGAAACATCAACGCAATCTGATATTAAAGCAAAATCTGATGCTGAACAAAAATACAATGATGATAAGTTAGCATCGATTAAAGCCATTAGCGACGCCCAGACATCCGCTAACACAGCAGCAAGCGCACAAATGGATATATTGACAGCTAACCTTGAAACAGCAAAAGAAGCCGCAACAGGGCTTGCTGATGCGTTTGGCAGTGTTGGTGGTGCAGTGGGTGGCTTAGGTGTTGCGCTTGCATCTTATGAAAAATCACAAGCGGCCATTACGGATGGATTACAAAATCAATTATTTGAGATTCAAAAGTTAAATGACGGTAAAGGCGATCAAGCCAAAGCCGATAAAGCCATTGCAACAGCAAGTCAAAAACAATCACAACTGCAAATTAAATCATACGGTGATATGGCGGCAGCGGCTCAAGGTTTCTTTAAAAAAGGGACAACTGGCTATCAAGTATTAGGAGCAGCAACTAAAGTTTTCCGCGCGTTTGAGATGGCTCAATCTGCCATGTCGATGGTTCGAATGATTGCAGATAATGGTGCAAAAGTTGGTGCTTATATAACTGGATTATTTACTTCAACAGCCGCTAATGCGGCATCGGTAGCACCAAACGTTGCGGCAGACGCAGCTAAAGCCACAGCTTCGGGAACAGCGGCAGTAGCATCGGCATCGGCAGCACCATTTCCTATTGGGTTTGCTACAGGCGCGGCAATGTTAGCATTTATGTTGGCTATTGGTGTTGCTATGGCTGGTGGCGGTGGCTCAAGTGCGCCACAAATGTCTGGTGCAGATTATCAAAAAGCACAATCAGAAAAATATAATGAAACTATTGGCGGGACTGTTTTAGGAAGTAGTGACGCATCAAAATCAATTATTAACGCACTTGATATTATTTCTGCAAACTCAACTGTCGATTTAGATTATTCAAAAGGCATGGCTGAAAGTCTGCAAAAATTAACTTATTCAATTGATAATGTAACTGCGTCAGTTGCGCAACAAATGGATTTTGGAAGAAATGGCGTAAGTTTAGCAGGATCATCAAAAACAACGGGTGTATTTGGTTCGGCTGGCGGTGGAATTGGTGGTTTTGCAATTGGAACTGCAATTAGTAATCTTGTAATGCCATTTTTAGGATTGATTTTAGGAGCATTTACAACAGTGACAAAAATAACAAAACAATTTGCTGGAAGCGGTTTTAAGTTTATGGACGAGCTTTACTCAAGTGTTGTAAAAAATGGCACAACAAGCGTTCAGCAATATATTGATATTTTAGTTACTGAAACAAAAAGCTCATTTTTTGGATTAGTTAGCTCAAGCAAACAATGGATTACAACAAAATATAAGCCAATCGAAGAACGAGTTAAAGAAGCATTTACAGACACGATTCTAGGTATTGGCAATAGCATTATAAAAACCGCTGATTTATTAGGTCAAAGCACTGCAACTTTAACAGATCAAGTAAATAACTTTAATGTTGAGTTAGGGCGAATTCCAATGGAGCGTACTAACTATAAGGGAAAAGGCTCGCGTCAAAAAAACCAAGAAAACGCCACAATAAATGAAGAGCGGTTAAACGCAGCGTTTGAGAAATTATCAGATCAAATGGCTATGTTATCACCTCAATTCCTTGAATCTCAAAAAATTCAAGAAGGCTATTATCAAACATTAATGCGCGTAACCGTTGCTATTTCGACGGCAAACACTAAGCTAAAAGCAATGGGCATTAACGCCATTGAATATAGCGATATTGTAGAAAAACGCGGTGATATTGAAAAACAAATGATTGTTCAATCACTTCAACTAGCCTCAGCATTTACAGACGTTAACGATATTGTTGGAAAATTGCCCGGCACAGCGGACGATATTATTGAAGCGTTTAACGGATTAAACAGCATCAAAACAGGATTAGCGGCTATTGGCGCGTCAGGTTTAACTTTATCGCAAGATTTAATTAACGTAGCTGGTGGAATATCTGCATTTAGTTCGACATTAAGCGATTTTGCTAAGTCAATGTTATCACCTGAAAAATTAGCCAATGCAAGCGCGTCAAAAATGCAGGAAAATTTATGGTCATTAGGTTTTATAAATATGCCTAAATTAACCAGCAATGCTCAAGATGCAATTGATGTTTATAAATATATTGTGCAAGAGGCGGCAAAAGATACAACAGAGGCTGGAAATTACATATTAACTAAATTAATTCTTATGGGTAGTGATTTTGCGGCAGTGGCAGAAGAATCGGCTAAATATGTCACTGACGCAACAACTGAAATAAATGCAAATATTAAAAAAGAACAAGATTTAATTGTTAAGTCTACAGATCAACGCATAAACATTTTAAAAAAATTAGGCGAATTAGATCCAGCAGCAAAAGAAGAAGCGTTAAGGATTGAACGCGAAAAAGCAATGCAAGGCATGGATGGCGCAACAGCTAGTTACACGCAAGCATTAAATATGTTAACTGACGCAATGGCTGAATTAAGCGCGGCAACTACAGAGCTAAATACCGCATATAAAGCGTTAACTGCTATGCGTGATAAATATTCAACCATTGCTACCACGCTTAAATCTTATCTTGATGAATTAAACGGCACAGCATCAGATTATGATAACGCTCGCACATTATTTTTAAAAACGTCAAAGCTTGCAAAAAGTGGAAATGAACAAGCGTTGCAAGATATGACAAGCGTTTCAAAAGCATTTTTATCAGCATCAAAAACACGCAGTGATGATGCTACAAAAGCAATTCAAGAAACAGTTAACACAGCTAAAACAGCACTGCAAAACGCTTATAATTCACTTGTTTCATTGCGTGATAAATTTAAAGGCATATCACAAAGCCTAAAAGATTATAAAAGCGAAATAACGGGAGCTGGTACACCACAAGGCTCGCCTGAATCAGTTTATCAATCAACTAAAAAAGCGTTTGAAGATGCAAATATATTAGCGGCTAGTGGAAATGAGCAAGCATTAACTAATTTGCCAAATACAGCAAAAGCATTTTTAGACGCATCTTTAAAATACAACGCAACTGGTGCAAATTATCAAACCGATTATCAATCGGTATTAGTAGCACTAGATAAAGCAACAGGCGCAAGTGATAGTCAAATTGATATATTAACCAAACAATTAACAGCGGCAGAATCTGCTGACAATAGCTTGGTATCAATTGATGGAACAGCATTATCTATTGATGAAGCCATTAAACAATATCAATCAGCTTTAGCAGAGCAATCAGGAATTGATACAACACGTTATGAGGAAGATAAAGCACTTGTTGCACAAAATGTATCTGATGCACTTGCAAAAACTAATGAACAAATTGATTTGATGACAAAGCAATTAACTACTGCTGAAACAGCCAATACAAAATTAGAAGATTTAAAAACAAAAACAGATACGGTTGATGGTAGCATTTCAAGATTATCAACAGCGGTTAATGATTACATATCGGCAGATTTAACATTTTCAAATGCACTTGCAATGAATAAAACTTTGCTTACTGACTTGTCGGACGTAATTAAACAAAGTGAAATAAACATCATTAACCAGCAAGCAGCAGCAACAGCAGCGGCCGCAAGTGCAGCAGCAGCGCAAGCGCAAGCAATGGCAATAGCAGCGCAAGACGCAGCGTCATTACGCGCGGCTAATATGAATATGAATTATAGTGTTGACTCAATAAACCCTGTAAAACCTCTTGATTTAAACGCATCATACAATCAAGCACCTAGCACAATTTCAGATATTGTTTCAGCGATTACCTTATCTAACGCAATGTCTGATATTACGGTCAAACCTTACGCCAATGGCGGTATGGCAAGCGGTTTATCACTTGTAGGTGAACAAGGTGCAGAATTAGTTAACTTCACATCACCTGCAAACGTTACAAGCCACCAGCAAACCACTGGTTTATTTGATTCAATTGGAAATGCTATTGACGATCAAAGCGTGTTATTGAAAGAGCAGGTTATTGAATTAAAAGCGTTGGTTAATTTACAATCCAGTGCAAATATAGCGTTAATTAATGAGATGAAAGGAATGAAAGAAGAACTCAACACTATTTCACGCAAAGCCAAACTTGAGGCAGCAGCATGATCTATATTGTAGAAATTACAGCAGCTATTGACGCAGCAGGCACGACAACCGTGCTGCGTTATTCTTCACAGCCTTACACGACAAAACCATCTGATACGCCTGCAAATTCATATTATGAAGAACGCATTGTTAATCCTGCATCAATTAGCAGATCACTTTACAGCAACGGCACAACAAGCGGTGCAAGTCGTGTAAATTACGGCACAGTTGAATTAACAAATGTTGATGGTGGTTTAGATTATATTTTTCCATATTCATTTGATGGACGTTCACTTGTTATTAAGATTGGAAATGCTGGTGATAATTATTCAGCATTTACAACTATTTTAAACGGCACAATGGAACAAGTAGAATTTACGTTTTCAAAAGTGACTATACTTGTGCGCGATAAGTTAGCCATTGTTGATATGCCATTACAGACAACGCTTTATGCTGGTAATAATTCACTGCCAAATGGCGTTGAAGGTGTTGATGATATTGCAAAAACACCAAAACCATTGCTTTATGGACAAGTGTTTAATATTGCGCCTATCATGGTAAATAGCTCAAAACTAACATATCAGATTAATGACGGTGCAATAGCAGCAGTTAGCAATGTTTACGATAAAGGTATTGCGTTAACGTTTCACGCTGATGAGCCAAATGTTTCTGATCTTGAAGCACATAATCCACCATCGGGAAAATATACTACTTGTTTAACACTTGGTTATATTCGCGTTGGTTCTGTGCCAGCGGGATTATTAACATGTGACGCAACACAAGGCGCAGCATCATCTAATCGCACAGTGGCGCAAGTTTTAAAGGCGATGGCGTTAAAGGCAGGTATTGCATCGGGCGATATTAACGCAAGTGACGTGACAGCATTAGACACGGCAAACAGCAGTGTTGTTGGAATTTGGATTAGCGAACCAGATACAGCAATGGTTGCAATGGATAAAGTAGCACAATCAATTGGTGCATATTTAGGATTTGACGCGCTTGGTTCATTTAGAATGGGCATATTTACTGCGCCAACAGGTACTGCACAAATTGAAATTGATATACATAACATTTTAAGTATTGAACATGGTCGCACAAATGATACAGATAAAGGAATTCCAATATGGCGCGTTAATTTAAATTATCAAAAAAATTATAATATTCAAACAACAGATTTAGCTGGAGCTGTAACAGCAGCTCGTAAAAATGTGCTTTCATTGCCATCGTTAACAAAATCTGCTGAAGATGCGGCCATAAAAAATCAATATGCTTTAGCCGCAACAATTGAAAAAGAAACGTGTCTTGTTGATGCAACAGCAACGCAAACCGAGGCAACACGCTTACTTACTTTATACAAAGTAAATCGAGATTTATACACAGTAGACATTGCGCTTGATTTAACTAAAACATTGCCGGATTTAAATAATGTTGTAAATATAACAATCAATCGTTTTGGCTTAAATTCTGGTAAACTATTTAAAATTATTGGCATTGAGTCGGATTATTCAAAAAACCGCGCCACGTTAACGCTTTGGGGATGATATGAGTAATACAATCATTGGTTATCAAAACAGAATTGATGCGGCTACGTTTGCCGCGTATGGCTCGTGGTCAACTTCATTGCCGTTAACAAATATCAAAACACGCCAATTATCAAAAAAAGCACGATCAACCAATGCTGCAAATTCTTCCACTAAATTACGTTTTGCATTAGACGAGGAACGTATTATTGGCTCGGTTGCAATTGTTAATCACAATATGCAAAAAGACGCTACATGGCGTTATCGTGTTTATTCAGATAGTGGATATTCAACGCTTGTGTATGATAGCGGCACAATTAACGTCTGGCCGTTAATGCCATTTGGCAGTTATGAATGGGAAGATAGCCGTTTTTGGGATTTGCAATTATCCGCTGAAGAAATTGCATTATTTACTAAAACATTAACATACGTTCCAAGCACAGTTGCTTCTGCTCGATATTATCAAATAGAATTTTTTGATAGCACAAACACTGATGGCTATGTTGAATTAGGGCGTATTTTTGTTGGTGCAATTTATCAGCCAGCATTAAATATGAGTTTAGGCGCATCAATTGGTGACGAAACAAATACTATTGTTGATGTGGCTTTAAGCGGTGCAGAATTTTTTGATAGAAGAACATCAAGCCGTGTTGCACAATTTACTTTAGATCATTTAGCCTATAATGAATCAATTATTAATGGCGACATTATGAAAATAAGCGGCACTGATGCTGAAGTGCTTTATATTTATGATGATAATACGCCATTAGATTTGCATAGACGCGCATTTTTAGGAAGATTACGGGCATTATCGCCAATTTCTCAGCCATATAACACAAGATACCAAACAACATACGAGATTAAGGAATTACTATGAGTTCAGTTACGTTTGACGTTGCAGTCGGTGGTGACGGTTCAACCGTTACTGATGACAATGATGCAACAACAGGATTACGCGAAGGCGGTTGGAAAACGCGATTTGTTCCATGTTTTACACAACAAGTTGCCGTTGCAAATTATGTTGTATCGGCAGCCACTAGCGTTCTTGGTGGAGCAACAACAAATTCTACAAGTACGACGTCGTTATCAATTGCAACAGGTTCAAAATCATTAACACTTGTTGAAAGCGGCAAAGCATATATTGTTGGCCAATATGTAATTATTGCATCAACTGCATCACCATCAAACAACATGATTGGCCAAATAACATCATTTTTAGGAACATCTTTAGTTGTTAATGTAACCGAAATTAATGGTAGTGGAACAATATCAGCTTGGTCTATTAGTGTGACAGGAATACCAGCTACAGGAGGATCAATTGGGCTAGGCGGCATATCCGTTTTTACGTCTTCTGGTACATATACGATTCCTTCTGGGGCGACAAAAATTAAAGTGACTGTTGTGGGGGCTGGCGGCGGAGGCGGGAAATTTGCGTCAGGTTCTTCAGGCGGAAATACGACAGTTGCTTCAGGAACACAAACTATTTCTACTATTACCGGCGGCGGCGGTGGGGGTGGGCTAGGAACTAATTATACACCTCCAATGAATGATAACGGCGGCGTAGGAACGGGCGGAGATATAAATTTTAGCGGCAGTGCTGGGCTAGGCGCGTATAACCCCGGAGGCCAATCGATGTTTGGTAATGGCGGGGCAGCATTTTTTGGAGGTGGTGGGGTAGGGTCATATAACTCCTCTCAAGGCGGCAACGGGCTAGTTTATGGCGGCGGCGCTGGGGGCACTTACGCGGGTCAAGGTGGTGGCGGTGGCGGGGCAGCGATAAAATACTTAACTGTTACCGGCGGAAATACACTTACTGTTACCATAGGTGCTGGCGGAGCTGGCGGTAACGGAACTGCTACCGGCGCTCAAGGCGTTGTCGTAATTGAATATTAAGGAATGGAAATGTACGCGATTATAGAGAACAATACCGTTATAAATAATGTTATCGCCGATGAAGATTATGCAACTGAACAAGGGTGGGTTTTACTGCCTGAAGGCGCAGGAATTGGATGGGAGTATATCAATGGACAATTTGTTGATAACCGTCCTGTTCCTGAACCTGTACCAGTTGTACAGCCAACTAAAGAAGAATTACTTGCGCAAATTAATAGTCTGATGCAACAAGTGCAACAATTATCGGAGTTATAAAATGCCCGATGAAGCCTGCCGCCTTGCTAAAGTAGAGCAACGAATTGAGAACCTTGAAGAAATATTTGAAGATCGGGGTAAAAAACTCGACGCCATAATTGCAACTCTTGAAGAAATGAAGAACGAACAAACGCGCTATAAAGGGTTTATTGGCGGTATTGTTTTCACCATTGGCGCGTTGTTTTCGTTCATTGCTTGGTGGACAAGTAAATAATGGAATTTTTACAGTTTGCAACGGATGTTGGTTTCCCCATTGCTGCTGCTTGCGTGGGAATGTACTTTGTATTTTTGACCATTAAATTCCTGCTTGATAGTGTACTTGAAAAGATTAAAAGCCTTATTGGTATCATCAAGCAACTTGATAAACGTGTGACTGCTATGTCAGAGGATATTGTAAAAATAGATGTATTGATGACAGAAACGCTTGATATGCCAATTGAGAAAGAAAAAGTGGCACGTTTTAATAATCCCCAAGAAAAGAGAATTGATTAATGGATGTTGACGCATTAGCTAAATATATCAACCAATACGGTTTTCCAATCATTGCATCGAGTAGCATGGGGTATATCGTCTATTTTGTTTGGATATGGGTAACAACGATTGTTAAGCCAATCCTTACTGAAACAACAGACGCGCTAATTGAATTAATCGACCAAATACGCCTGCTTGATAACGACATGATACGGCTTACACAAAAATTAATTACGGTACTTTCAATGAGAGCGAAAAAATGAGCGATTTTGATAAAGCATTTGAGATTATTTTAGGAAGTGAAGGAGGTTATGTTAATGATCCCCGCGATAGTGGTGGTGAAACTAAATTTGGCATTGCTAAAAAGTTTTATCCCAACGTGGATATTAAAAATCTTACTGTTGCACAAGCTAAAGAAATTTACTTAAAAGACTATTGGACTAAATCGGGTTGCGATGCACTACCTTATTCATTTGCACTTTGCTTATTTGATAGTGCAGTAAATCAAGGAGTCGGAACGGCTATTAAATTAGCGCAAAAAGCCTGTAACTTAGAAGCCGATGGTATTATTGGCAAAGGAAGTCGCGCTGCATTTACTAAATCCGGCAATGAAGAATTATCTTTATTTTTGACTTACCGCGCATTGCGGTACACTGAAACAAAAGGATTTGATGTTTACGGTAAAGGGTGGATAAAACGCCTATTTCATGTAGCATTAGAAGTCTAATTAAAAAGCCGCTTATTCAGCGGCTTTATTTTTAATCATCCATTTTTGATAGGCTTCTTCAGGTGTTAAGCCAGAGCAAACAGCCGTTGTTTGTGTGTAACATAACCAAATTCTACCTATCTTTTTAAGTCGTGGTTTCATGCACTGCGTTCACTTATAAACACGGGTTGCATGGGGTTATCTGCAAACCATTTTAATTTTATCAAATAATCGCGCATGGCTTGATAACGCAAGCCGCCTGATGGTTTACCGCTTTTAAATTCATACATTAAACGCCCTCTTTTTCTTTTAACTTGTCAAAATACCACTGCGCCTTTTTTAAATCCTCGGCACCGTTTTTTTGCCTATAACGCCACTGATATTTTAATATGTTTCCGCGTAAAAATCCGATAAATTCTTCTTTTGTTAGCATTGATTCGATTGCATCGATACATTCAACAGAACCGTTAGTATAGTGGCTTGGTGAATTTACTGGGTCGCTTGTTTTAATCTGTGCGCCTGCATTAACTCGTTCTTTCTGCTTG